TAAGTCAATTTCTTCATGAAACGCTTTATCAACAGATTTCTTTTGGTTTTCTAAATTAGTTACTTTATCTAACTCTCTCATTATAGGCATCGCAGCCGAAGGAACTACGTCTCTACGTAGTTTGTTTATATTGTTGGAATAAGTGTTTACATCTGCTTTTAAACTATTAGCTTCATCTATAGTAAATACTTTGCTATCAACCAAACCATCTATTGTTTGTATAAATTGGTTTTTGTTTTGAGCTAATTTACTTAAAGACGCTAAGTCGTTTATATCGTTATCTTCTGCTTGAAAATTAGGTAGTTTTGCTTTAGATATTAAACCAGAAGATATAAACGAAAGTATAGATGTGTTTATGAAGTCACTAGCTGTATATTCTTCGTTAAGTATTTTCTTGCCAGCTTCTTGATTAGTTAATTTATTTAAACCAATCTCACCAACTTGTTGAACGTTTTCTTGTACAACTTCTTTTGTACCTTCTTCTGCAAAATCAACTAAGTTTCTAGGTGTGTTTTTTACTACGTCATCTAATGATTGTATAAAACCTTTTTTACCAGTCTTAGTATATTGCTCTATTGCTTTCTTAACTACATTTTTAGCAGTGAATAAATTATCAACAACATTTGTTTGTGGATTTATTACACCTGTCGTAGCATATAAGGCACCCATTCTTTGAGCAGCGTTAGATGCTAAAGCAAACGCTTCTTTGTCATTAATACCATTTTCTCTAGCTGCTTTTAATGTCTCTTCAAATCCTTGCGAATATCCTAATGCTCCTTGAGAAATCATTGCATATCCAGTAGACCTTTTCATTGGTATCATCTTTAAAGCAGAAGAAGCACTATTAAACAATTGACTTGCTTGAGTTTGTTTTCCAGCAACACTTAAAGCTAATCTAGTTTCAGTAGCAACTGTACCAAAAGCACCTACACCTCTAGTTAAAGCAGCTTGTAAGATCATATCGCCTATTACAGCAGATGTTCCTATAGCTACTCCTTGAGGACTAAATACAAAACCACTTTCTCCGTATTTAGAATTTTCATATATTTTTTCTCTCTTTTTAGGTTCTAATATATCTGTTATTCGTATTTTTAAATCAGCATCGTAAACATCTCCTTTAGAACTAACTAAATATTTTTTACCATCAACATAAGTTTCTTTACCACCAACATATCCTACAGATCTGTCGTCTGGAGTTTCTACAGCATCTTGATCCGCCATGAATCTAGAATACTCTGCAGTGTCTTTCATACCTATCTTGTCGTAAACAGTGGCACTAAATTGATGTACTCTGTTTGTAAAACCATTCCAAGTAGCGTTTGTCATTTTAGAAGCAGTGTCCCAACTCCAAAAGTCTGTTCCACCTGTTTTAGCTTCTTCGTATATTTTTCTACTTTTTGCTTCGCTTTCTTTTAATTTTTGAGTATATATAGGAAAGTTTTTTTCCACATAATTTATTAATTTATTACTATCAAATATGACATTTTCTTTTATATCTCTTTTATCTCTAATCCCTTTGGTTATTTCGATATCTTGATTGATAGTTTGTCTAGTGATGTCTCTACTCTGCATGTTAGACATGTATAAAGTAAGTAACTTTTTCTTCTGTAATTCTTTAGCTAATTCTACATCATATCCAGCAACACCAGTTCCTTTTGTAAACAAACCTCTTTGTTCTTTATCTAAAAAATCTTCTTTGTATTTGTTCTTATTTAAGAAACCATCAAAGTCTTGAGCATTTATACCAAGATCCTCTAATTCCATTTCATTAAAATTATCTTTAACAAAAGAATCTGGTTTTTCTTGATTGTAAGAAGAATAATATAAATAAGGATGTTCTAAAGCAGAATCTGTTTTAGCTTTCTCTCTTTCTAATTGTCTTATTTTTAAGTCATTTAAAAAAGGATCTGGCACTCCATTTACATCAACACGATTTGTTTCATACTCGGTTTCAGTGTTTAGTTTTTTATCTATTTTTACACTTGTATTATCCTTATTAGCCAAGTAAACTTCTCTTGTTTCTTCGTGTTTAGGTTTATAATCTTTACCGTATTTATATTCTGGTAAAGGTTTGTTTAATTTCTTACTTAGATTTCCTTTGAAGTCATATTCATAACTATCTGCGTTTAAATCACCTTCAGAAAAACGTATAGTAGAAGGAGGAGGCAATACTCCTTTTTTTCTTGCTTTGTCTACATCTGCTTCTGTAAGTAATCTATATTTTTTTGAGCCCGAAGAACCACTTCCCGATTTGGACACCATACCCATTTTTCGACGATGCTCTTCTGTAACTTTCTGAAATTCCTGACTCTGTGCGTTCTTCTTCGGTAATGCGCTCGCACTTTTCGCAGTACCTTTCGACTTTTTTGCCCCAGCATTGTTCATCAAAAAAAGAGTCTTTTGAAATTGAGAATAACTAGATATGTCTACTGTTGAACCGTCAGGTAAAGTATATATTTCTTCCATTTTTTTTTATTTTAATTAGATAGATTTTTGAGCTCTAATAGCATATTGTTGTTGTGTTTCTCCTTTTTTGATTGGATTTTTTTGCATCCAGTCTGCTAATTTAGCTCCTGTTAATTTCTTTTGAAGTGCTTTTTTCTCTGAAGAGCTTGTTGCTTGATCTAATGCTAGTTTTACTCTACCTGTAGCTGTCTTTAGGTTATAACCTTGAACTGGTCTATAAACACCACCGTCTCCTTTTACAAATAATTCACCATTAAAACTCTTTTTAAAAGCATCTTCTGGTTTACCTTTTATTTTTCCATCTTTATATGCTTCTGCTCTTGTTAATCCAGTGTCGTAATTACCTTTTTTGTATGGTGAATTTAACCACGTTTTATAAAGGTATTCTTTAGTTCTATACTTATCTCCTTCTCCAGTTAGTCTATTTAAGTTTATTGCTAGACTCTGTCTATTCTTAAATTCCATTTCACTTGTAGATAGTTTTGATCCAGCTGGAGGATTATAACCATTTATAATTTCATCAAAGTATTCTTCTTGGTATAATGGTTCTTCTTCCGGTTTTTCTTCTTTTGGTTGACCTTGTCTTAAACTAGCAGCAGATACCTTGTCTTTTATTTGTAAATCAGCAGAAGGATTAAAATAAACCATTTTACCATTCATTTCTTTTCTTTCTAAACTTTCAGTTAGTGTTTCCCATGCAGAATCTGTTAATATTCCTGATAATGTTTTTTTCTGCTCGTCTACAGTTAATTTTTTAAAATTATCATCATACCAACCAGGACCTTTCTTCAGTGTATAATCTAGTAACACTCTAAGTCTAGAAGGACTATCTGCAGAAATATAACCAGTAGCAGTTACTTCTGATTTTTTTCCAATTTCTTTTTTTATTGCTTCTTCTTGTAGTATTTGAGCATTTTTTAACTGATAAACATCTTTTCCTACTCCACCAGAAGTACCTGAACTATCTAAATCAATAGTTTGTCTTGTTTTATCTAAGAATCCAGGAAATATATTACCTTTCTTATCCGCAACAACTTCTCTTGCTTGAGTGTTAAAAGTAGATAAACTTTCTACTGGTAATAATATACCATCTTCAACCTCTGCTTCTGCTTTTTCGTAGTCTTTAGAGTTTTTAGATACAACAAATTCTTCTCCAGAATCTTTATGTTTTCCACGTACAGTAACTACGGAACCATCACCATTTGGATCGTCTGTAATACTTATATCTGTATTTTCGTACATGGCATCCATTCCACCTAAAACTTCTACAAAAGCAGTATTATCTAATATTTCTTTGTCATCTTTACCATTTATAACATATCCTCCAGGAACTCCAACTTTTGCTCCTTTAGCAGACATACGCCATGTAGCAGTTTGTTCAGCCAAAGACTTAGCAAACTTACTAGACGAAACTAAAAAAGAATCTGCGTTTCGTATTTTTTTTAAATGTTCTTGTCTTACATTTGTGTCTGTCTCTGTTAAAAGAGATATTCTTGAATTTGCCGCTTCAGATATTTTGCTATTAACTAATTCACTTAATTGAGCATCGACAGCATCATTTGTTTTTTGATATTTAGAAGACCATTCAGTAAGTTTATCATTATAGAAAAGATCTGTTTCATTTTTTCTATCTTGTAACTTCTGAATAGTAAGTTTTCTTTCTTTTTCTTCCTGACGTCTTCTCTCTCCTTTATCAAGTAAACCCTGTGCTAAAGAACTAGCAGCGTTTGCGATAGCAGAAGAAATCATCTCGCTCCCTCTATTGGAGTTTATCATTGGAGGATTTTCATAATATCCCATATTTTATATATTTTGTTTTATTATTACTATTTTGCTCCTGCAAAAGAACCAGCTATACTACCAACAGCGCTAATTCCACCAGCTATCGCAGCATTTTGAGCAGATTTAGCTGCACTATAATCAGCTTTAGCTTGAGCTTGTTGTCCAGACAATCTATTCAACTTAGCTATATCTCTTGATTCTTGTTCTCCATATTTGAAAAGTATACCTTCAGTTTCAGCAGCTTGCATTCTTCCTGCTTCACTCATTTTGATACCTTGTATTCTTTTCTTTTCTTCTAATCTAGCAGTCTGAAGACCTTCTTCTCCTTGTGCTTTTAGTTTTTCATTACCAGCTTCTTGCTGTTCAATACTAGCAGCGACACCTTTCTTACTTTGTAAAGCAGCTTGTGCTAATGCCGTTGCACCACCTGCACTTGCTCCAGTTGCTCTAAGAGTATCTAATGTGTTAGCTAAAGAAATATCTGCTTCCTCTGCTTGCATTTCTGCTGCTTGAGTAGCTACTCCTAAGTTTGCATAAGGATTACTCATACTACCACTAAGATCTTTTGCTAAATAACTAAGATCTTTAACGTTTGCATAAGGGTTTGGTATTGGTTGTCTATTTCTTTCTATAGCTTCAATTTCCGCAGCTTTTCTATTTGCTTCGTTGTTAGCGTTTTTCGCTGCTTGTTTCGATTGGTTTGCTTGTATCAAAGAACCGCCTATTGCGACCGCTCCTCCTACTGCTGCTGTTACTGCTGCCATATTAATTTATTTTTTTTGATATTTCGTGCGATGGATTTTCATCTATCGTATAATTTAGTTCTCTATGTATATTTATAAGACTTTTACTTCTAGTAATACTAATAATCACATTATAACCTTGGTTTTTACCTATTTCTTCTAATGTATTTATGAGTAATACTATTGCTTCCTTACGGTCGCTTTCTTTGTAAGAAGGATTAGATACTATCCAATCTAACCATGCTACCTTTGAATTGGTTAAATATAAAAAACCTGCAACTATTGGTGTATCATCTTTGTAAACCATAATGCCACCAGTTCCATTCATTGGTAGTATCTCTTTGCTCATTTCTGGCCATCTCCATGATTTCCACCATGAAGTTAGAGTTTCCCAGTCTGATCCTTCTAATGCGCGTGTTTTTAATTCCATTTGATTTAATTTTTATTTAATAAGAAGATTCTACATATTCTGAAGATACAGCATATAACTCTGCTTTTGAAGAATTACTAAGATTAGAATATTTCATTCTTACTGTAGCATAAGCTCCTTTTACTCCAGCTACTGAATTTCCCCAAAGAACTTCTGTGCTAGCAGAGGGAGTTATATTTATAAGATTAGAAAAATATTTGTTTTCTTTTCTTTTGAAAGAATTTACAAATAACTGTTGTTCTAAATCTTCTAATGTGAAAACTTGATTAGTTGTTGATTTTAGTATAGAAGCGGAAGTATCTGTATCTGTGTAAAGATATTCCATCTCCCAACCATCACTGCCTTCATAGTTTAATGTTTTAAATGTTTTTATTGTAGAAACATTTGGATTTAATACTAGGTTAACTGATGAATCATAGTCAAAGTTATAGAAACTACCCCAGTTTGATGTGTTTGAATAATGTTGCCATATATTACCATTTTTAAAAGTATACATGTTGTTTCTTAAACTATCTCCAAAGTTTGGTTTATAATTAAAGAAACTAGTCCAACCATTAACGTCTTCATCAAAAGAAAGAGTATTGTATTCTTCTGTATCTGTAGGTTGCAATGATACAACATATTGTTTATTATGCATGTCCCAAAAACCTAATATAAAACCATCGTTACCTATTAGTGATAAATTATCTCTAAAGAAATCAATCATTCCATATTCAGATATTTCTGTTATACCATCTTGTGATAGTCTTAACACGGCGTTTCTATTTCTATCAACAAAGTATTTTCTATAACCATAAACTGCAAAACTTTCTGGATTAGTACCTATACCATAGTTACCAGAATAAGCTTGAATCTGTCCAATAACCTGTGTTCCAGAAGTAGTCATTGGTTGACCTTCTGCTGAGTAAATAGCGTCTTTATCTATTAAAGCTCTACTTACTTTGAACTCTTGAAAAACAGTTAAGTTAGTGTCTTCTGAATATAATTTTTGAATAGAACCATTATATGGATCTAAACTTCTAGTTATATCTTCACCAACAGAAAATTGGTTTGTTTGGTTTATACCTGTTCTAGAGTTAAAAACACCAGAATGTATTAATGAACTTTTTCGATGTTGTTGATTAATATTATCTTCAACTATATAGGCTTTAACGCCAAGATCTACATTTGTGTTATTATAACCACCTCGTATTCTAGCTTCTTCTACATACCAATCTGTTAAAGGAGTAGCGGTGTAAGCAGCTGGAATATAATCAAAATTAACTATTTTACCAAAAGTAATTTTATCAGTAACAGCTATATTAACAGGTTCATTTAATACTATATTCGTGGAGTTTGTTATTTTGTATATCCAATATGGACCATCGCTTTCGTCTTGGTTTTCATAAGTAACAAGTTGTCCTACTCCAATGTCACCGTTAGGAGTTGTTATTTCTAAGTTAGGTGAATTAACAACAGCTGTAACTAAGTTAGCCGTTGCTTTTTCAACCTCTACTATTGTATCTAGTTTCTTTAACCAAAAAGAGTTAAAGTATTTTAATTCTAATATTGCAGCCATATTTTATAATCACTTGTTTTTTAGTATTTTTAGTTTAACCATAACGCTTAGTATTATGGAACAGGTTGGTTTTCGTACAACACATTGTAACTATAATTCGCAATGTCAATAGGTGATGTATTCGCTGTATTTTGTCCAATCCAAGCTGTTTGTACATTTGGAGTTGGTGCTTGTCTAGGCGTTACCTCACCATTTTCATCTATAAGAGCACAGTAGAATGGAAATTCACTATAAAATCCTGTTTGATAAGTGTTGTAACTTTTTTCTGTTAAAAAATTATAATACTTGTCTGCTACTGGTGGAATCCATTTTGTTGTGAAATTTTCATCTACATAAAGTCTTTTTATCTCAGTACCTTCTTCTGTATTCGCATACAACACACCAATCGCTTCATTTGAACCTTGTGTTGAAACACCTAAATTAACTAAATTAGTTGTTCCAGCGTACGGCCAACCATAATCTAATTGTAAAAGTATTTGAAGTGGATTAATTGGATCAACATAAGTTATAGTACCTGAAAAAGGAAACCCTGGATTTGCAGTACTTGTTAATTGACATTTAAGACCAGCTACTATTTGACTATTAATGCTGGACAATGTAAGACTAACTGGTATATCTCCAAAAGTAACTGTTCCAGACGCTACTGAGTTTGTAGGTGAATTATAAATAATTCCTCTAATTGCATCTAGTGTATCGTAAGGTACACCTGTTGTATCACCTGTTATTGTTTCTACTCCTGTGTAATATTTATAATCGTTAGTTTGAGCTGGAGAAAACGGTTGTACTTGTGGATAAGAATAGTTTGCATCATTTCCAAAGAAAGTAACAGTTTGTCCACCAGATCCAAACCCACTTTGATAAGTGCCTAATAATCTAACACCAACAGCATATTCTTGCAATTCGTCTTCTGCTTCAATAGTAAAAGAAGTTGTAAGAGATTTTGGTTGTCCATAAGTTGTTTGACCAGAAAATTCATCATAAAACGTGCTTACAACTAATGGTCCTATTTTGTAAGAAGGCACAGTTGGAGGATTAGGTACTCCAAAGTTGTTTTCGTTGTTTACCAGTTGCCAAGAAAAAGGACTTGATGGATTCCATTTTCTTTTATACAAATATATTTCAACTTCTCCTCTTGAATTGGCAAAATTGGTAGTTGGATCATTAGGACCAGCAGGACATATTGGAATTGCATTAACTGTTAATTTTATTTTAAATCTATATTCACCTTGATCCAAGCCGTCTGGTATAATATTGTTTTCACCAAATGTTGCCGCATTAACTGATTCTACATTCTCAATTACTAAGTAATTACTATTAGAACCTGGAATTTCAGGAAGATAAACATTTGACGGGTTTGGATTTTTACCTATATAAGCCATACCATAGGAGTTTGCAAAACTACTTCCAGAACCACCACATGAACCAGAACTATATACATTTGAACTAATATAATTAGGTCTTAACCAATATGGCATCGGAGCGTCACCTACGTTAACGGTAAGCTCAATGTCGTTATAAAGAGTTCCAAATGTGGTATTTTCAGGTTGTAACGGAAATCCATTAGTTGTATTAATAGCATCTTGTACTCTTATAGTTAAGTTATATACACTTAAAGGGACTGAAGAGTTTTGTAAACTTAAAACGCCAGTATATGGGTTTATTGTAAAATAGTTTCCAGTGTTACCACTTTCTATGCTCCATTTTAAATTAGATTTTGCATAGGTTGGAACTGGCTGAGAAGGTGCGTGAAAAGAACCGTTTTTAGCTTCTAATGTAGCGAACGCCGTTGTATTTTGCGTTATACTATAATTAACGATTGATGTTGTTATAGTTGGTGCAATATTACTTAATCTGCCTTTCATTGTTAAAGTAGTTGCCGTTGAAGGTTCAGCTATGTTTGTAACAAAAAACGAAAAGGTATAATTTTGAACAGTATTTGCTGTATTGTTAAAAACAAAAGGATTACTATCAGGTGTCGGCGTATAATCTATAAATAATCTATATACATCGTTTCCACCGGATGTACCTGCTTCTATACCAAATTCAGTTGTTCTGTCATTACCTGCGTCATCTACAACTGATAATAATGTAACCGTTGTGTTAGCAAAAGGAAAACCTTGTTGGCCAACTGGTACAAATTGACTTGTTATATATTTTGAGTCTGATTGTCCAAAGTTGTTTACGTTAAGATCTGTGCCATCAGGATCTTGGTTTTCAAAATGAAGATATTCAAAATCTGCAAAACCAGTAGGTCCTGAAAAGCCAGTTAAGACTTCAGCATTTAAGTCAGATATTAAACCAGTGGAAGCTGTTTCCCAAAATATCTCTAGTAAACTTTGTTCAGGTCTTGTTTCATACACACTTAAAAATGGTATCATATCAGATGCTACAACGCCTATATCATTAACAGTAGAAACTCTACCTATTAAAGGTTTATTTTGTAATTGATAAAAGTTTAATCCAGCAGTACCACTTAAGTTATCTTCAGAACTATCAATAAAGTTAAATTCATCAGCATAAGCAATTGATATTACTGTATCTGCTTTTCTAGTAGGAAAATATTGTCTATTTTCTGCTCTAGTTATAATAAAAGTTACATAATCAGGATTTGAAATACTTGATTTTAAAACCCAGTTTGGTGAAGATATTGTTATGGTACCAGCGGTTCCAACAACTACATTAGAAACAACAACAGTATTACCTAACCATCTATAAGGACTAGGTTGAGTTCCTCCTAAAGGTGGTGTGTTTGGAACAGGTTCGTTAGCTTGAACACATTGAATTCCGTCACCTGGTTTTATAAATATCCAATCTTCATTGCCAGCCGTTAAAGTACTATATCTTATAGTAGTTACTTTAGCTGAAAAAGCTGGATCATTTCCAGTTATTGTTAAATTGTCTTTTGTGTTCTCTACTCTACCGTATAATTGCACACTACTTCTGTATTGCTTTTGATCAGGTCCTACTTCAGACAAGTCTCTAGGCACTTTATTAATGTTATCGTTAATTAATACGATATGAGATGTATTACCAGTTTCGCTTACTGGAAATTGTGTTGTGTTTATACCGTTTTGTAATGTAGGCGTGGTAGTTGATCCAGTAGTTGAGTATACAACTTGAGATCCTGAGGTTTGATTCTTAGGATAACCATTTAACATGCCTGGTAAATAAACATTATAATAATCTTGTTCTTGTTGTTTTACAACTATCTTATAAGAATACCATCCGATAGGATTATATTCATAAGAAAACTTAATATCTTTAACTCCCCCAAGTTGAGGTGTATATAAATAAATATCGTTAACTCTTCCGTCTGTAGTTACTACATAAGAACCTGAGTATGGAATAGTTGGGGTTGGTGATACATTAGTTACTTTTACATAATCTGTATAAAAACCTCTCATTATATCACCAGGAAGAGGTATAGTGTTAGTTCCTCCAACTGCTGGTGGATCTAATGTAAAAGTATATGTTGTGTTTGTTATTGTTGATGCAGTGATTGCAAAACCTGAACTTGACTTTGGTATAGCGTATAAGCCAGGTTGACCAGTAGGTATATCTCTTAACTGATCTATTGGTGCGTTTAAATATAATATTAATGCATCACCAAACCAAGATCTAACATCTGTAAAAAGAGTTGTATCTTCATAACTTGAATAAACGGTCGAACCTTTTGCATAAGTTCCATCACCTATTAAAGCACCAGTTAAATCTACTGAAGATAATATCACAGGCGATTGTCTGCCAAATTTATCAGCAATAACAAAACCTACTTGATAGTTTCTATTCTTTTTTAATGTATGGTTTGGATATTCTATAAAACTAGTTTCAATATCTGATTTAGGTTGAACTGACACGTTATAGTTTATAGATGACAAAGAAGTATATTTATCATAATAATTACCATAAATTATTCTATTACCTGCTGATTCTTGAGCTTTAGCTCTAACAGGTACTTTGTCGTAAACTCTTGTTGTTTGATCTTCAGGTAATGTTTTATATGGTTTTTGTGATTGATAAGGTTGTACGTAGTAATTGTTGTTTGTGTTAATTGTAGTATTTATAGAAGAAACAGGTATTGTTTCAAAAACCTTAACAGCTAATGAATCTGATTCTTTGTATAAAATGTCAATCTCTTGTATTTTATAACTATTACTTAAATTTCCTATTTTGTCTGGAAGAGGTACAATTAAATCTATATTGTTTACATTGTTTTCAAACCAATTTATAACAGTACTTCTATAAGCATCTGTTTCGTTACCATCTATAAAAAAACCTTTTTGTTTTGGAACATAAGCTATTTGTGTGAATGGCGCCATTAAAGAATACTCGTTGTCATCATATTTAAAACGATAACTAAAACGAACATATTTGTCTTCTAAAAACGCTGGATCACCTGGCCAAGAAGGCACATCTGACTTGTCTGACATTGTTGAAATTAAAAAAGTCAACACTTCATCTGTAGATATATTACTTAAAGGTGCTTTATACAAAGTAACCGCACCTGTAGCGATATTATAATCTGTAACAGTAATGTATTCACTTCCTGATATATCATCAGATATAACTGTCATTCCTTTTGATATACTAGTTCCAATTGGAACATTGAAAACAGTAGTACTTGTAACACTAGAAACTTTTGCCGTTACTTTTCTATATAATGATATTGGATCAACTGGAGCATATTTTGCAACAGATATTTGCTCTTCCGTAGTATAATAACTAGAAGAACTTAATGCTTTATTAATGTTTATTTTTCTTGGTTGATTTCTATTGTCAGTCCAAAATAATAAACCTTCAATCAGATTAACACCTGTTACTTTAAATTCTTTATTTTTAGCAAAGTTTAAAAACAATCCCTCAACAAGTACTGAATAAGTTCCAGCGCCGTTGAGATTATACATTGTTATCATCATTGTACCACTAGTAGGTGGTGTTATCTTACTTGGTTCATCATCATTGTAATCGGTTAAAAACTGATATATACAATTATTTTGATTATCCATAAACACACCTATGCATTCTAAATCTGGATTATTATAATCTGTTAAAGGTAATTTTTCATTACCTAAAACGTTTTGTAAAGTACCAATATCATCAGTTTCAGACTTTCCAACAGATATGTTTAAAGCAGATCTGTATTCACCATTAGGTAAAAGTCTGTCATCTAAATCTTGATTCATTTTAGATTTTAGAAAACTATTTTTTACTTCAGCCATATTTTTTTAATGTTTTATCCATTTAGATTGTCCTCTGAATACTTGAGATATTTCTTCCAACTTGATATTAGATAATCTTATTTTGGTATTTCTTAATTTAGCGTTTTTCTCTTGTTTTAATCTCTGTACCAAATATTCTGGTTGATTAGCTCTAGTAGAAACAATAGCATGTAATATATATGCATACATTGCTTCTTCTGCCATCTTAGGAACTCTAGAGTCTAATTCATAAGCTAAACCATCTGATACATATTCTAATACTAATAACGAATGTACTAAGTTACTAGAAAAAGATATTTTACCTTGTCTGTCGTTTATAAAAAAATTACCATTATAATTAGCATACTGAGGATCCATTCCATATTGTCTTCCGTAGTAATTTCCTCTATTAATGTAACCATTTTCACTTCTGTTATTAAAATCTTCGTTAAATAAAAGGTTGTTATTGTTTTCTTTATATCTTTCTTCGGTCAAAGAAGTACCTTGTATGTTGTCATCAAAACTACTTTGTATTGGTTGACCTATGTTATCTTGTAACGGAGTTTCGTAAGGATCTATAGTTAACGATGTTGGATATATAATATGTTTTATACCATGATGATCTATTCTAGACATTTTAACATAGTTAACATAGTCTTGAGGCAATATTAAACTTAAACTAGGAGGTACAGTTAATTCTTGTGATTTAATACTTTTTAAAGTATCATAACTAAATTCTTGCAAAGCTCTTTTAGCGTGGAAAAGAACATCTGTTCTCTTAACGTTTGATATTAATTTACCATCTCCAACATAAGCAACTATAAAGTTATTTATAATATCGTCTAAAGATATATAAGAATAACCTCCATAGTTATTTTCAACCGCTTCACCATAAGCATCGTAATTACCATAGTTACCACCTTCTAGTGATTTTAATTGAACAACAATAACATGACCAATTGGAATTGCGGTAGGAAAAGTTATAGTATTATTTAGTAATGTGTATGGTGTTAAGTACTCGTCGTAATCTATACCATCTGCACTTTTATATAGTTTAAAATTATTTAAAGTATAATCTGCTTCGTTTTGATCCCAACTTCCTAAGTACAAGTCTGTATTAAAATCAAATGTAAACTTTGTTTGTGCTAAATCTTGTACTTGAAAACCCTGTGAACCAGCGTAGTACTGTCTATTTGTTTCGGTTATTAAACCTCCATTAGGAAACGCCATATTCTATTATGATTTTGAATTAATGTTTTCAGTTTGTATTTGTTGAGCGGCTGCTTGAACTATCTGAGGATCTTTTATCACAATACCAGAATACAACAGTATTTTTGTTATAACGTTTGTTTGCTCTGATGGCATTAACTCAAATTGTTGTGATGTGTTTGGGTTGTATAGATAAGTATAGTTCGTTTGAGGTGTTGCCGTAAAGTTCCATATAACGTTTTTAGGTTTTCTAACATAAGAAGCAGAAACACCTGTAGTTATTGTTTCAGGATATACGTATAGTTTTTCGTCTTGGTATATATATAGTGGATATTTTTCAGTCGGTTTTGTTAAAGGTGATTTATTAACATATAACAAATCATTTCTTTGCACTCTCTGCATTTCTATTGAGTCGTTATATATTACAGTACCTAATCTGTAAAAGTCATTAGCAGTAACGGTAACAAGTACAGTAAACACCGTGCTTGGTTGATCTGTTAATGTTATAGTGTTACTTACTGTAGAGTATTGAGATGGGTTTTGAAGTATACCATTAAAGTATACTTTCATTAAACCGTTTTGTATTGTTGCTTGGTTTATCTGATTGTTGTCTAATAAATAAACTTGTTGATTTATTACAGTTGGGAAAGAATAAGAATAAATAGTAGAACCTGAAGAAGTAGGAAGTGACCATTGGTTATTAACCGTGTCCCAAGTACAATTACCAATAGTTTTAAATACTGCTATTTGCTCGTCTAGGTTTTTTATTCTATTAGAATACTCACTATCGTTCTCTGGTATTCTTAATTGTTGATTAAGATCTTCAAAATAACTTTCAAACGTTTCAAGTTGAACTTGTGTTGCTACTTTATTAAATTCATCAGGAGTCATATATCCTCGCTGTTCTTTATTAAGTATTAATAAAACTGTTTTGTAAACTGTATCTACATTTATAGCCATTTGTTATCTTTATTATAGTATTAAAGCGGTAGTTTTTAGTTACCGCTTATGTACTAGTATTATACTTTTATTTTAATTTTTTCTCAATAGATCTTAGAATATTTATTCCTTCATCTGTTTTGAAAAATGCCGCCATAGCTGAATACGGGTTTTCATCAAATGGCACCGTCATTAATTTTCTATCGTTTTCACCCCACATAAAAGTTCTATTATCTTGAGATAATTTAATTATGTTTGATTCTGTTGCTACGATAGCAATATTTCTAAGTTGAACATTATCATCATTCGCTAATTCTAAGAACAAATAAGGATTTGACCTAGCTAATAGTAATAAATCTCTTTTTATCTCCTTAGAGCTCATCTTATTGACTCTAGAACCAGCTTCTACTCTTACTATTGCTTCCGCTTGGTCTATGTCCATTTCAAAAGCAGCATTCATAGCTTCCATTTCTATTTCTAAGTGTTCTAATTCATCAATAGCTTCTTCTTTAGGATCAAACTCATAATATTTGTTGTTTAAACCAGGATGATAAATAGATAATAATTTTTGAAGACTTTGTTTTTCTTTTGGTACATTTAATATACCATTCTCAAATACGATATGACCTAACGTAACTTGACCTTTCTGATCTCTAACCAGAGGTGAGTTTTGGTTTGTTGCATATCTTATTTCTTCTTGTTCTCCAGTTTCTTTATTAAACCAAAGTAAAGGGTATCTAGAAGAGTGTCTTGATTGTAAAGTGTATGTTATTGGTAAATCTACATCAGATATAACATAAGTTCTATCTTTTATTTCCCAACCACTTTTAAGATTTGCTTCTTTATTTTTTATAATTTTAGTTACAACTTCTACAGGTTCGTTAACTTCTATTTCATTAACCATATTAATTTCTTCTGTAACTGTATCTAATTCTTTTTTTATTGGTGTTTTTGCTTTTATTGCCATGATATAATATAATTTAATATTTTTAATTAAAGGTATTTATTACCCCCGTAGTTTCAACGAGGGTAATATAACCTATTTTTTATCTACGATACAGATGAAGTGAATAACACGAAGTTATTAGCACCTTGAGTAACTAAACATCTTTCAGATAAGAAGTGTACTTGCATTGCATCTAAGTCAGAAGTGTAAGCACCACCAACTGATCCAGTGATCCAAGATTTCATTCTTCTGTCGTCAGCTTGAGAAGCTCTATAACGAACGTGTAAGAAAGGTCTACGGATATTTGTTCCTAATTGTTGATCGTATACTGTAGAAGTTCCAGCAGGAACTAAGATACCATCAATTGAAGTAGTAGCCATACCTCCACGAGTAGAAGCATCATTTAAGTATTTCCAGTCAGTTTTGTAGAAATCGTAAGATCCACGACGGAAACCAGAGAAACCTAAGTTTAACGCCATTTGCTCAGAATTTTCAAATAAACCGTAAGAACTACCTCCTTGGTATACTCCAGATGTAGGAGCACCTACTCCAGCTAACATATCATCAAAATCAAGAGAAGTAGCTCTGTTCAAGAAGAACATGTTTTCTTCAATTGCTCCCTGAGTATCTAAACCTTTTAAGATAGAATCAAAATCATTCAAACCTCCAGCAGCTGTAAAGTTGTTTACAACATTTCCTCTTTGCTTAACAGCAGAGAATAAACCTTGAGTACCTTTGATGTTGTTACTTCCTAATGTAGAACCACCACCAACTAATTCACCTTCAATAACTGACATTTCTAAGTAATCTTCAAAACGTAATCTTGTTTCAGATTCTGCTTTTAAGTACCATAAGAAACCGCTAGTACCATCTTCTGTAGCAACTTCAACCCAACCGATTTGAGCAGTGTCAGATCCAGAGATTTGGTATCTTTCTTTGATGATGATTGGAGAGTTACTGTACTGAGTGAAAGAAGGTGTTACAGAGTTAATAGTAGCATCTGTAGTACCTTTTGCAAATTCAGAACCGTAAACGAATATTTTAAGGTCTGTTGCTCCAGCGAAGTTAACTGCGTTTCCTGCACCAGTAGTTAAATCTAACTGAGTGTAAGGTTTAACTGTGATTACAGCTGGGTTTGTAGATCCACCTGCTCCAGTTGTAGCATTTGCAGTAGAAGCTGTTACATAAACTTTAAGTTCTTTTCCTGTAGAAGGACTCATAACTACTAAAGTTTGACCTACAGAGATTACATTGTTTACGAAGTTAATTCCTGTTCCACCTGTAACGAAACTTAAAGTTGTTGCAGAAGCACAAGAAACGTTGTTATATGCAATATGTAATCTGTTTTGTTCAGACCAAACTACTTGGTCAGAAGACATTGGCATTTCAGCACCAACCATACGTAAGAAGCCAGATAAAGTTCTGTTTCCATAACGTTCTACTTCTGCTTCGTATACTTCTGGTAAGTATTGTTGTGCGAAATTATTATCACTTCCATCTGTGAAGTTTAGATAATTTGTCTCTAAAGCTTGTTGTTTTTGAGACGGTTTAAGGGTACCGTAAGGTGTCCCTGTAATCGAGTTAACCATTGCTGACATAATCGTAATTTTTAATTGTTAAATTTCTTTGTTTGTATTCTTAATTTAGAAGAATCAAAACCACTGATAGCTTTAACTTTTAAACCATTAATAAAAACTTCACCAGGCGCTTGCCTTGGTTGGTTTGTAGATTGGTTCTTAGATCCGCTAACAACTTCTTTAACCGCATCAGCTTTTCCTTGCTCATAAAAGTGTTGAGCAATTTTATCTGAATTCATAGCAGTGTATAAAGCTTTGTGATAACCTACAGCATCATTAACATTTCCATCTTTATCAAGGAACTTCCCTATAAAATTGTTAATATCAGACTGTTTTTCAGCAATTTGATCGTTGTTCTGAATACCATATCTAAATCTTTTTTCACCAACTGAGTATTCAAAACCTTTGAAATCGTTAGTAAATAAGCTTTTAGTTTCATTCTTGAACTTGTCGTGTCGCTGTTTGGCTTCGTCTTCGTTCTTCTTGTATCTATTGAAAAAGTCAAAAACCTCTTTTTGATCTTGATTCATACCCGGTTTAAGTTTTATCTCATCGTAGTATTTATCTTTTATAGACTCTAAATGTTTTTTGGCTTTAGCAACCTCTTCTTTGAAGGCGAGTTTCTTTTTTCTAATATCTCGCTCTTCTTCTAAATCCTCATCATAAGAAAAATTGTCTTCAATTAAGAAATCAATTTCTTCTTTATCTAAATGAGTTTTTGTATTTGTATAATATTCTTTTAGTAACGTTAATTCGTTTACATTTGAATAATCAGTGTTAAGTCTAACATAATCCTCAACTGTACCACCTGTTTCCTCCATGAAAGAAACTAATTTTTCAATGTTTTCTGGTAATACTTTTTGAGTAATAACTGGTTCAACTACTGGTTCTGGAGTTTCAACAACTTCATTTGGAATTTCTTCCATAACAACAGTTTCATTGGTGTTTTCTACAACAATTACTTCTGGTTGTTCAACAGGAGTTTCTTCAGATGTATTAGGTATTACTACTTTCGTTACATCTGCTTCTTTTGCAGGTACAGATAAATCTACCTTAGTTAAACTTTGTTCTGCATTTAAGTTTTTTGGTTTTCTTTTTTGGATTTTAAAATCACCTTCTTGTTTAATAATTTCTGACATAATATAATATAATTAAATAATTTGTTTTTATTGCATTGCAAAATCTTCTAATCCATTAAATCCTGATGATTCAAAATTAACTGGTAGAGAGTTTGTGTTTCTTTGGTTTATTAACTCTGAAGCTTGTGTTGCTTGAATTTTAGTTCTAGCGTCTTTTCTGTCTTCTGCTAATTGTAACCCTTGTGTTTTTGTTTGAGAATCTAACTGAGCTAGTTGCATATTATATTGAAACTCTTGTTCTAGCAATTGTTGTTTTAATTGCATTTCTGTTTGAAGTTTCTCTAACGCGAAATCTGCTTTTGCTCTTTCTATGTTAATAGTCTCTTGTGTTAGAGCTTGTTGTTTTTGAACTTCAAATAAAGCTGTTTGTTGAGCGGTTTGTTGATTAGCTTGAGCTTGAGCATTTATATTTGCCATTTGTTGCTCTTGTACCATTTTTTGTTTCTTAGTTTTTCTAAGTTTCAAAAGTTGATTAGCTAACTTTAAGTTTTTGATCTGTCTAATATCGATAGCATCATCTAGATCTATTGTACCGCTTTGTAAAGCAACTTGTATGTTTTGTTCTAACATCATTTTTTCTTCTTCATCTGGTTCTAATTCTAGATATATACCAAAATCATGAAGATTTAAACTTTTTATTTCTCTTAAAGTAGAAGTATTGTATGTTGTTATACTTTGTTCTAATACTTTAGCTGTTAATGGAAAGTCTAAACAGTCTGCTATTCTAAGAGAGATGTTCTCGCATGTTCTAAGAGTTAAATATAAACTCGCTTGTAAAATATGCTTAGTAGCAGTATTTGATGCATTAGCGGCCATCTTTTGAATACCTACTAAAGCGTCTCTTTCTGGAGCACTACCGTCTCTTGCTTCGTTTAGTCCGGTCACGTCTCTTATCATTTGTAAATAATATTGATAAGTTTGTATAAGCGCTGCTATTTTAGCTTGACCAGAAGAACTTGATAATTCTTGGATAGGTACTTTACCTTGATTTAAACCACCGTCTTGCGACATTGATCTACCAACTATACTACCTGTTTGGAAATACATATTAAGTGCTTCTGCAGGATTATAATTAGTACCATTACCTAGATCAACTTCGGCTAAACCATCTACGTCTAAGAATACACCATCTGGTATTATTCTAGACATAACTTGTTGTAACTTCAAGTGTGTTAATTGAATCATATCGGCAAAACCTGTAATTCTATTAACTAATGAATCTACTCTACCTTTATAAATTCTAGGAGCACATATAACGTAGTTCATTTCTACTTTAGTAGTATCAGCGTATGGTCTTGTCATATTCTCAGACAGTTTCCATTCGATCATTTGATTTGTACCTAATATTTTTGCTCCAGTGTATAAAACCTCTATACTTCTTGACACTCTTTCAAAGTTATCATTTGGTGGAGGATTAAAATCATCTGTTTTTTCTATTGCTTTTTCTAAACCATTTTCACCTTGTTTTATTTTAAAAACTTGGTTCATATATGTTTTATATTCGAAGTATAGTACTTGAACTGTGTTTTCATCGTAGTTACCCCAACCTGTTATATATTGTCTGTTACCAGGCATATTCTGTATTCTCTGCAACTCTTCTTCTGAGATACCAGGGAATTGTTTTTTTAACTCAGGTATTGTAACTGCTTTTACTTCTCCAACATAGTATATATCTTCAAAGTTTGGATCTTCTGTATAAGAGTAAACTAAATAAGCTGGATCAACGTATTCTGTTCTAATACCTTCACTAGTGTTAAAGTTTGTTTTAACGCAAGCTATTCCTAATACTGTTAAATCGTAATTTAATCTTCTTCTCGTTAAATCCCACTTGTTGTTCGCAAGAACATTATTAATAGCTTCTTCTTCAGCAATCTCAATAGATTGTTTGTAAGAAAGCTGCATGTGTAAATCTAATTCTTCTTTAGTCTCTGGTAACTCGTCTTGAGGTAATGGAGATGCGTTAAAATCTTTACCCGTTAAATCTTTTGCTTTGTTTATTAAATCTTGAGAATACATATCTCTCAAAATAGATTGAGCATAAGATGTTCTTGCTTTTAAAGATTCTGGATCTTGAGCGTATGCTTTTATGTCGTATGTTTTTTGCGACATTCCATTTACTACAATATCAACAAACTTTGAAACAACAGGAACAGGTTTCCAGTCAATGTTTAAGTAAGATAAATCTCCATTTATAGATAATTCATCTTTATATTTCTGTACTGATTGTTCTCCTCTTGCATATAATCTTAATTGATGAAAGTTATTCCAATTAGAAGTGTATCTATTCTGTGTAGTCCTTCCTTGATCAAACCATTCTTGTTCTATAGCGCGTGAGACTTGCAGACCATAATCTTCTGAAGCCTTTACAGAATCAGGTACTACCTGACTTGGGAACGAACTATCTGTATTTGTGTATACTTTCATTTACTTATTTATTTTTGATGAAGAACCTGTGTTATCATATTTTTTAATTCCTAAATCATAAACCCTTCTTACCAAAGGAGCGTTTGGAGTGTATTTGCTTTTGTTACACGCCATTATCGCTAGACCAGAACTAATAGAAGCATCAAATTTTGTTCTATCGTTTATATTGAATCTTGCCCAGTCATTAAGTGTTCTGTTAAAATACATATCACCATAACCTGTTTCTTTTAATCCAACATATTCTTCTATATAAGATTCTATAGCAGCTGCGTGAGCTTGCTTTATATCTTGACTTGAGTTTGGAATGCCTCCAATATCTCTTTCTGTTATAGATAAATTATTCCAAGATTTATCTGGTCTGTTCATTGAGTAGCCTCTATAACCTCTTCTTTTAAAATGAAAAAGTAATCTAGGTTTATTATTCTCTGCTAATATAGGCATTCCGTAAAATACGCAAGCCATTAATACTTCTTCAAAGAATATCTCAGCAGTTTGTGGTCTAGCTATATATTCTAAGAAAAAACTACTTGGTGGAACATCTTCCATTGAAAACTTAGTTAAACCACTTAAAGCACCATTAGATCCTTTACCGTCTACTGTTCCTGATATATCGTAAGGGTCACATCCAAAAGCACCACAATGCTCATTACCTGGATATTTGACGCCATTTTTAATTATAATATTATTTTGAAGATGAACTGGTGGAATCCAAGATACTAAAAATCTACCGTCTTTGTTTGGGTTAAATATAACCCTAGTGTCTGGTATACCATTTTCCCATTGGAAACTTCCTCTAGTTATAATGTTTGTATTTCTTAAATCTTCATTATAATCTATTTGTTCATATATTTTTGTAAGATTAAACAAAGATTGCTTTGCTTCGTCTCTAAACGCGTGTTGTTCTGTTCTTGGAAACTGTCTGTAGTATTCATTTAAACCATCTTGATCAGATTTTAAACCATCTACTTCATTTTGCCAATGTTCTATAACACCGTATTCAATATAGTTACCGTCTACACCTTTGATTGGTTTTTCTGGATTATCGAATACAGGTAAGCCATAAGTATCAATGAATCCCTCGTAGGACCACTCCATAGGTATAAACAAGCTATATAATCCTGAACTAGTTTGTCCATTACGGTTTCTTTTTGTAACATCAGAGTTGTAGTATAATTTCTTAAAATTTTCACCACCTTTATCTAAAGCGTTAGAAGTAGAACCCATCATACATTTACCAATAATTCTACTACCTAACCTTAGTGTTGTTTTTGTTACACGCCAGTTGTTTAATATATTATCAGGTTTTTCCCATTTACCACTTTCATCATGAACTAATAGTTTTAATTTTTCACCATCATAACTATTGTCTCCAGTATTCTTCCAGTCAATGGTTGTATCAAGACCTTCCATTTCTTCTAAAGATTCGTTAGAATCTAGTTTCTTTCTAGTTAACTTAGAAGCCGGAACTCTATATGCTAACTCTGTTTTTGGTCTATCCATACCATCTTGGATAGGTTTAAAAAAGAAAGGATAATTAATTGAAATTGGAACTACTTTATCTGTAAACATTTTTTTAGCATCTGCTCCAGATTTTGATAGAATACCAAATCTAGAATCACTAGATATAGTAGCTAGATTAACTAGTTCAGAAGAAGACATAAAAGAAAAACCAGAACGTCTGTTTTTAAGGTAACACATACCATAACATCTTGGATCTGCTTTACAAGCTTCCCAGAATATAAAAAATAACCTGTTTGATTCCCTGTAGTCTGGGGCACCAATATCTATCTTGCTCCACTGTAAGTACATGTAATGCGTACCTGTTATATAAGTAGGTTTTCCGTTGTTATAAAAGAATAAACCTTCTTCTCTGTATTTAAACTCGTTGTCTATGTAGTCATACCATCTGTCTTTAAAAACCTCTGGCTGTCTATTCCAATCGAATGTGCTTTTTATTTTACTTATTTCTTTTGGAAACTCCATTTGTTCCCAGTATTGATCTTCTTTTTTATTAGATCTAGAGTAAGTATCTTCTGCTAATGGTAATGCTATTTTTAAGTCTTGGATTTCAAGTATCTCACCAATCTTTCCAGTCTTACTAATAACAACTATGTCATAATCCTTATCATACCCATATTTCCATTTTTTAAGACGGTTGTTTTGTTTTAAAACACTAGGTTTTATATGAGCATCTACTATTTTATATAAACTTTGCTCGTACATTACTTAGATCTCCCTTCTGCAAAACCTTTAAAAACTTTAGTCTCAGTTTCTTTTTCAACATCAAGTAATAGTTTTTCTTCTTCTTGTATTCTACTTAATATTTCAAAAGCATCAAATATAGCTAGTTTTTTAGTTGCTGCTGCATTTTTTAATTTATCAGCAGATAAATCATCTTCGCCATTTTCTATAATAGCTTCTTCAGCAACCTTTATTAACTCAAGTACTGCTTTGTGCCCAGCTTGGATTATATTCTGTTTCGTTTCCTTTATATTCATATTTAATTACAATATCATTAGATTTCATGCAGTATAGTCTTTGTCCATCAACTATAAATTCAAATTCTCCAAGTGGAGTATAACCAACTAAGTCTCCTTCGTTGATTTTAAGCGCTTCTAAAGAACTATTTCCATATTTTAATATACCAATAAGCTTTTGTTCTTTATCTAACTCAAATTTATCTTTATTTCTTAATGGTTTTATAAAACACCTGTTTCCAAGCGCTTTCCATTTCTTATCTGTCTTATATAAATATATCTGATCTACATTACAAAAATATAAATCTTCCATGAAGTATGATCTACTGTTTTTTTGATTACCTCTTATGTCATAGAATCTTCTAAAAACATTATGATGTATTATTACTAGATCACCAACCTTGATGTCAGTAGAATAAGCTAGCGGGATTGCAACAACCTCCGCTAAATTATTCACAGATTTAAAACTTTCTATTTTTGTATTTAGTATAAGATCTTTTCCTTCTACTTTAATTTTGTTATCGTACCTATCACCTACTGGTTTAACGATAAAATCAAATACACTTCTCATTAGTATTCTAAATCATACTCAACGGATATTGCCATGTTTGAATTAAATTTCTTCCACGGCATTACCTCGTCTCCTTTTTTAATATATATGTTATACGAATGATCTTCATTGTCTAGTTTTATATAAGCAATTTCATGACCTCCATAAACAGATTGTCCTATAGAATAATGCATTGCTTCATTTTTATAATCTGCGCCAATGCTTATCTTTCTTATAACATTATTACTCATTAGGTTTTTCTATTTCTTCATAACTACCATCTTCTAAATTAATATTGATAGCTCCATACTCAGACTCTAAAACAGTTTTAAACTCTTCAACTTCTTTGTTAACTTCAGCAACCTGATGTAATAGAGAATGTTTTTGAGCTTCTAATACACCGATGTTTGTTAACAAGGTGTTTAAGTCTTTTTGTTGAGAAACGATTTTTTCTAATTGTTCTTTTGTAATCTTTTTTGCTTTTGCCATTTTTATTTAATTTAATTGTTAGTATTAGTAGCAACGTACTGGAGTCGAACCAGTTTAAGCGAGCTTATGAGACTCGTGAGATACCTTACCTCCCACCTGCTATTTTTTAAATATTTTGTTGTATAAACTTTGTTTTTTTATTGGTACCTCTAAAACAACGTCACCAGGAAACTTATAATTGCTTCCTGGTTTCATTACTTTTTTATTTCCTTTATTGTCTATGCCTAATACTGGAAAATCTACATCTTCCATAGTTATATCTCCGCTCGGTATAATATTATAAGAATTGTCTTTATCAGGACTATTTCTTTTATAACCCTTTGTAGATATGTTTTTCATTTAGCATTTTTTCATTTTTGTTGGAGCACTCTTACTAGCTTTTGGCATTGCTCTAGTCCCGTTCATTTCTAAATTTCTACCTTCTGGACGTTTTGAACCTGTTTTAATTCTTTCACGGTCGGCAGTCGTCATTTTACCAAGTCTATCTTGATGTATTTTTTCTTCATCTTTGCTTCGCGTCGGAGTCGGACCTGTTGGCGTTTTTGAAGGTTTTGTTCTTGGAGCAGTTCCATTCGTATCTGGGGTTCTACCTCCTGGTTTTCTTAAAACTGGTTCAGCACCTCCTCTGTTTCTTTCCATAGTGTCTGCAGGACGTTTATCACGAGCATTGTCAGTTGGCATTTTAGAAACTTGTTTAGCTGGAGATTTACCAGATTTAAGTTTTGACATCTGTTTAGCAGGAGTGGCTTTTCTATAAGCTTTTATTAAAGCAGTATCAAAATCTTTTTCTAACTTACCTGATCTTGTGTACGTGTCTCCCAATTTAGACGGAGCCATATAACTACCGTCAGTATATTTTCCTCTATTTACTCTTGGTATTTTTTTCTCAGATCTAGTTTTGTTAGCAGCTTCATTACCTACTCTAGCAGCCATTTTTTTAGATAATGTTTTATCTAGTTTCATAGCATTATTAGCAGCTGAAGTACTGTCTGATTTAGCAATCATTTCAGAAGCTACTCTTTTTTTGTTTTCAGAAGCAAAATTTTCGATTTCACTACCTAATTCTCCCCAACTCTTACCTGAATAAGGGTCTTTTTTCTTTTGTTGATACATTGGTGAACCTCCCATTAACATTGGTGAAAGCCCTGCGCCTGTTTTACTACTGTTACCTCTTCCTGGTGTTTGTTTGTATGCCATTTTTTTTGTTTTTGTTAAGTTATTTTCTTTCGTAAATTAATATATCCCTAGAATCTGAAAAAACATCGGCAACCATAGTGTTATCGTCCATTGTTACTAATTTATTTGTAGATTTCCAGTTGTTTTTAGCATAATAAGTTTCAAAGTATAGAGCATTATCATGTATTTTGTATCTAACTACTTTAACTTCTTCATTAGCATCTTTTAAAGTTATTGTTATTTTAATTTCTTTTTTATCTAGTATTTTAAATTCAACGTTGTGGAATTCTGTTTCCCAAGTTCCTTCTAAAAATTTAGGTGTAATTTTCTGAGCGTTAGAAAATAAAGAAAAAGCTAACATTGTGATAATAAATAAATTTCTCATAGTGTATATATTTAATTAGATTAGTATTAATATATATATCACACGTATTATTTCTTTTTTATGTTTTTCCCTTGTTTTGCATAAGCTTCTTTTTCCCAAGGTAAATTTTTGGCTCCTTCTTTCATTTTAGATCTAAGATATTTCTTTCCTTTCCAAGTAACTGTTTTATCATCGTATGCTAGATCACCTCTCTTCATTTGATCGATGTGCACTTTCTCGTGAGATATAGTTTTGTTTTTCTTTAACTCTAAAGGAGATACATTCTTATTAACTAATATAGTACCATTTGATTGTGCCATTCCTAAAACGTTATCGTCCATATCTGTACTGTATATAGGAGTATTATCGATATTATAAGGTGGACCAGACATTTTAAAAGCCATAATTCTTTGTTTAAATTTTTTTAACGTCAGAAGCTAAAGTAGGTTTTACAAATTCATTGTATTCTTTTATTCTTGAATCTACTTTGTTTTTTCTTTCAGTTAATCTACCTGTTTTTTTGCTAGCTTTTGCTTTTTCAGCATCTGTACTAGAATCAGATATTTTACTGTTTATCTTTTCTGTTCTCTTACTTATTCTTTCTGACTTAGCAATATCGCTTTTGTTTTCATCACCAGCAGTTCTAGAAGATATAGCCGCGCCAACAACTTTACCAACAGAAGCTATTGCTTCAGCGGCACCACCGTCAGAGTAGGTTGATTCAGGATTGAAACCACCAGATTCGTAAGCACCACCTTGACCTCCCTGATCTACTATACTTCTCCTTAACATAAAAGGAGAACTAGTGTTTTTATTTATAATACCTAAAGACATGATTATCTCATTTTAGCTCTTGATGTGATAGGAATACCACAATTACAAGGCTTAGGATCATCAAATCTAAGTTTTATACCGTCTTTACCAGAACTAGATCCTTTTCCTTTTGGATAACCAGTAGTGTCAAAAGGACCGTCCCAAAGAGCGTTTGCTCCAACTCCAGACATTTTAGCTTCTTTATCAAAAACTGTAGTAGGATGTTTTGTTGCGTTTAAATTCATTTTCTTATTTTTTACTGTTAGTAGTTGTTTAACCCGTAACCAGGTGTAACGTTTGTTTGAACTCCAGTTGGTGGCATAACAGGTTCGTCTGGTGATTGATCCATAGTAGGATCTATCGCTTGTCCAGTTAACGGATCTGTCATTTGCATAAACGGAGTATTCATCATTGGTTTACCCATAACACCTTGTATAGTGTTTTGGTTACTAATGGCTTTTGGGTTTATGTTATTATATTGTAATCCAGGTTTCATACTTCTAACTTGACCATAAGGAGTTTGCATAGGATCCATATTATCTGGTTGCATCATAGAAGGATCTACAATACTTTGTTTCATTGGGCTATTTTTAGTTTTAAAATCCATTGTTTCTTGTTTTATCTTTGTTTGTATTTTCTATAGCAGTAATCATCACCGTGTCAGTATATGTCTTACCACTCATTATTGAGTTCCTATGACTTGTTGGTATATCTTCTATACCTAACATTATTCGGTACATTTTACTTATTAGTTGTTTGCACTTGAAAGAAACTTTATATATATTGTATTTCTGAGTTGTGTGGTTTCGTTCTCTCCAAACCGTTATCCAACCTTCTTTTAACAAATTGTTCCAGCGCCTATTGTTCCAACTATATGTATAAGTACCTGTTTTAAAATCTTGTTTTGTAAAAAACTCCATACAGTCAAGGTAAATCAATAACTCTAAATCTGCATCGGATAAACCATTGTTTTTACAAGCCCATTTTCTTATTATTCTGTAATGCTTTAATAGACCTATTTTTTTTATATCAGTAGGTTCTAAACGCATCATAATACTATAACTACATCGTTTAATTTTATAACATGATAAGTTTCTTTATCAGGTTCTATTTTATGACCAGCATGTCTATCAAAGAATATATGATCTCCTTCTTTTATACCTGTTATTTCGTCTCCTACTTTAACAACTACAGCTTCTACATATCTAATATCTTCTCTATGACTTTCTGCTAATAGAAGTCCTCCTTTTGTTTCAGTAGTACCTTCTTTTATTTTTTGTATAATTAATACTTTTCCTATCGCTCTCATTATGCTCTTAAATTATTAATTACACAATCAGTTGATAATATTGTAGTAGCTACTGATGCTGCATTTCTTAGCGCGCTTTTAGTAACCAATAAAGGATCAATAATTCCTGCGTCAATCATATTAACAGTTTTACCTGTTATTACATCAAGACCATATCCAATCTTTGAAAATAATTCTAATGGCGCGTGTTCAATTCCAGCATTATCTAATATTGTATTAAAAGGTGCTCTAATTGAATTTAGTAATATCTCTTCACCATCAGAAAAACTATCTATACTATGAGCAGCATTTAATAGAGCGATTCCTCCACCTGGTACAATACCTTCTTTAATAGCGGCTTTTGTAGCACAGATTGCATCTTCTATCCTATCTGCTTTTTCTTTTAATTCTATCTCAGAATTAGCACCAACTTTTACAACAGCAATCTTAGCTGTTAAACGTGCTAATCTTTTTTCTAACTTAATAACTTTATTACTACTATTGTTTTCTAATAAAGATTTTTTAATATCGTTTATAATGCTTAATACATCTTCAGAACTTTCTTCTACGTGAAGTATTGTTTCTTCGTGATTTGTAACACTCTTTAAACAAGTACCTAGTAATTCTGGTTGTATTAAATCTAAATCATCTCCTAGATCTTCATTAATAAGCGTAGCGCCAGTTAACAAAGCAAGGTCATCAAATATTTCTTTTCTATTTACACCAAACGTAGGTGCGTTGATAACATTAACCTTTATATTACCTTTTGATTTATTCATTGCTAAAGTAGATAATACTACTTGATCTAAATCAGCTATAATTAATAAAGATTTGTTGTTCTTTATAACGTATTCTAAAACAGACTGTATCTGTCTTATACTATCTACTGGAGATTCTATTAGTAAAACTAAAGGATTATCTAACTCAGCAGTTTTGTTTTTATGATTAGTAATGAAATGAGAGTTTGTTAATCCCATGTCACATTGAACTCCTTCAACTACTTGTAAGCTACACTCTGGATCAGCAGATGTTTCCATCATTACTATTCCTGTGTTTCCTACAGATCTAAAAGCATCTCCAACTAACTTACCTAATTCTGGATCATTATTAGTTGATATAGTTGCAATTTGATCTAACATATCACCTTCTACAGTTATAGATATGTCTTCAAGGTATTTTATAACTTTATCAACAGCTTTGTTTATACCTTCTTTAATTTTTCTAGCATTTGGATTTTCAACAGCATAAGCGTTCTTTAAAATAGCATGAGCAAGAACAGTTGCGGTAGTTGTACCATCACCTGCTTCTCTTACTGTTTTTCTAGCTGCTTCTTTTAACAGTGTTGCTCCCATATTTTCAACAGGATCTAATAGAATTATAGAATCAGCTACTGTAACACCGTCTTTTGTTATAACTGGTTTTCCAAACTGATCTTCTAAAAGAACGCATTTACCACTAGCACCTAGTGTTGAACTAACAGCCATCGTTAGTTTCTTTATTCCTTCAAATACTTTCTCACTAGCTTCGGTACCGAAACTTAGATTTTTAACTATTGCTTCTGACATTTTTTATTTGATTAAATTTATATATTGTATATATCACTCGTTTTTTACTATTTTTACAATAAACCAACGAGTCTTCTTTTGTTCCTCCATAATACGTAAAGTATTAACAATAAGAATATCCACCAAAACACCCAAGCGTAACTTGCTTTTTTATCTACTGTTTTAACTTTATCTTTCTTTAATTCTTTAACTACTGTTTTTGACTGTTTTAAACTAGTCTTAGACACTTTATTATCTTCAGAGTATGTAGTGTTGTCTTTTTTCTTTTTGATCTTAATACGTGCATTAAAATACTTCTTTCCTTCAACTACAAATTCTTTTGTTGAATCAATAGGTATTATCTCTATTTCATGTGTTTCTACATCGTATTTAATTTCAGTCTTAACAACCTCAATTACTGAATCCTTTTGTGTAACAACTTCTACGGTTGTTTTCTCTTCTACTTTTTCTTGTTTATTTACTTTTCTTGCTCCACAAGCAAAAAATAAAGTAGATAATAATATTAAAATATATTTCATAGTATTTATTCTTTTATTTCAAAATGCATCCAATCGTAATTCTTTTCTCTACCTAATGATATAAATCCATGTTTGTAAAATATATCAATCATCGCTTTATATTCAGGTCTTGCAAATCTAGCTGTTTTACTAGTTTCTTTTAATTGGTTTCTTCCTGGATCTAGATCAATAGCAATTCCCCAAGAATGCATCGACCAATCATTACCGCCTCTCATTTTTCTGAAATTAAAGCAACCACCAAAAAGATCTATACCTAATTCTTTTATTTTAGTATATCCATACACTCTTAGCAATTCGTTAAAAACTGCTAAGAATCTACCAGATACTAATTTATGACACCTCATCTTGTTTACCACGCTTTCCGTGTCCCAAGCTAATCGCATTGGGAAAGGTAGTAATATAGTAACTAAATAACCTTCTCCAGTTATATTTGGTTTACCGTATTTAGAGATCGCTTGTTTGGTTGTCATTTTTTTTCTTTTTTATTAATTCAAAAGTTTTTAAAATAGTATAAAATATCGATGCAATCAATAATACTATCTTTAAAGCATTTTCAATATTTGAAAAACTTAATGCCATAGCTATACTGTTAATTGTATAAAGTTTAAAATCATTATTAGACATTTCTTGTTCTCATTAAGCGTTCAACAATATTAGTTACACCTTCTATAGTTATATATGAAGTCGATATTATAACCCAATCTGTAGAAGTAATTACCTCAGTGAATAAACCAACTGAAGCAATTACAAATACTGTTAATTTTCTGCTAACCCACTTGTTTAAAAATAGATCTACTTTTTCTTTCATTATTGATTAATAAAAGGTGGTGGTAAACTTATTGTTACAGGATTGATTTGCAAGTCAATTTGTTTATCTAAATTTGCTTGCATTTCAGGAACATCTAAAGCAGCTTCCATCCAACCGATTGTCATTTCCTCTGTGATTTGGTCATAAGGAACAAATGTTGCAGGATCAGGAAAACCTACGCCTGTTGCACCATACATTTCAGCAAAGTATTCCTTGCCATCGTTTTCTCTCGTAGCTTGGTATCTCCAATTTACAGTATACACTACATCTGTTAATCCGTCTTTATCTACGTAGCACTCCATTGGTCCAAAGACCCATTTAAAAATTGTCATATTTATTTAGTTTTTGTTATTATAAAAATGCTAGTGTTCTCCAACCTGAACCATCAGTATACACTTGTATTACTTCATCATCTGTGTTAAATATCATTAAACCCGGCTTAGGAGTACCTAATATATTATCTCTTTCGCTTGTTCTCATTCTCGGAGGTAAAAATCCTTGATTAGTTGATTGTATTTCTACTATAGCACAAGCCACAGGAGAAATTGTTCCAACACCTAGGCTGCCTTCGTTATCTACTACTACATTTTGGGCATATCCTAAAACAACATTACCATCTGCTGAAACTATTGTTTCTGTAGTAGCTGTAAATTCTACAAAACTATCTGCATATACATCTCCACCTATTTTTCCATTAACCGATAATTTATGTATTGGAGCTGTTGTATTAATACCTACATTACCTGCTGTTGTAACACGCATCTTTTCAGAACCATTTGTGCTTACAATAAAGTTTAAAGAAGTCGCAATTCCTTGCCAACCTATATTTAATGTTTGTGTTTGATTATTTGGTCTTACTACAATAGCATCAAAACTATCGTTTGTGGAAGAAACCACGTCTAATCTTTTTGTTGGACTCGCTGTTCCAATACCAACATCACCAGCTGCAGTGATACGCATAGCTTCTGTTAAACCTGTAGATCGCCAAGTAAGGAAAGATAAATATCCATCAGCATTAACTGATGAACTATTAGATTTTCTTCCTGTTATAGCAGCATAGGCTATCCTAGTTGAATTACTATTAATATAATTTCCTCCAAACACTAAAGAAGCCCCTATATTAGCAGCTTGTGCATCTGTAGACACTAGAGATAAAGTTCCTTGTGCAACCCCTGCAACATTATTTGTTAATACTTTTGTAACATCCTCTATATGTAGTTTTGTATCTGGTGTTGTCGTTCCAATACCTACGTTACCTGCTGAAGTGATACGCATTCTTTCTCCAACACTATTGTTTGTAAAAAAGCACAAATTGCTTGTATAAGCAGAAATTGCCAAATCGTTATTTAAAGCACCACCAGTCCAAGCAGACCTATTTCCAAAAAAACCAACTATTGTACTTCCGTTTTCTGTGCTTCTTACTTGTGTTCCGTTAAATACAGATAAACCAGCGACATCAAGTTTATTTGAAGGACTTGTCGTTCCAATTCCAACGTTTCCGTTTGTTGCTAATCGCATTACTTCGGCATTATTAGCACGAAATTGAACTGAAGTATTTGCAAGACCACCAATAATTGCAAGGTTACTATCCCAACTTAAAATTCCGTTTCCATTTGTAACACCCCAAGTTGTAACACCATCATTTGATACTTTAAAATTGTTACCTATTTGAAATTTTTCACTTGGCGAAGTTGTTCCAATTCCAACGTTTCCATTTGATAAAATACGCATTGCTTCTTTCGAACCAGCGTTATATAAAAATCTGTGATTTGAATTTGTATTGTAAAAAGTCCCAGTTGCATCAACTCCAATATTTACAAAACTTGAACCCCTTGAAATATTTATCCATAAATCTGACGAATCAAATAAAGACAATTTAGAACTCGGACTTGTAGTTCCTATACCTACGTTACCACTTGAATTGATACGCATACGTTCTGAACCATTTACAGCAAACTGTAATAAATTTGTATCATATATTTCAAAAAATGTTCCGCTTTGATATAAATATGATTTAAAAGCACCACCTGCTTGAAACTCCATTAATGAATTACTTGAACCGTTTAAAGACAACACTCCTCTTCCCGGTGTAACAAAGCCTGGTGCACTTGTAAAAATACCTACGGCGCTTCCATTATCAAATATTGAACTATTGCCTAATGTTGTAGCACTTGTGAATTTAGACACGTAGTTTGTTGTTCCGTTAGCATTAGCAGGTGTGTAACCTAGCCATTCTGCAATTGTTTTATTAACCCATAGCGTACCATCATATCCAAGTACATCTCCATTGATAGGTACATTAGTTATAATATCTACATCGTGGATTTCTTTTAATTCAAATCCATTTTGTACATTTACAAATATCTCGCCATTATTAGCATTAACTCTTGTAACAATACCAAGGAAAACTAAATGCGCTGGCGCGTATGGTTTGTTGATTAATCCGTAAATAAGATTACCATTTGTACCTAACCATACAGGATCGCCTGCATTTGCTCCAATTGTATTTAAACCTGATAATCTACCTATTTGTACAACATCCGCAAATCCATTAATAGCAACAGTTGCGTTAAGTAAACCTAATGTTTTTGATGAGGTTGCCTCAGAAGTATTAGAAGCTAAGCCTACGATTATATTTGTACCGTCAGCACCTGTAACATATACAGCCTGTCCCTTGTTTATAGCAACACCAGCTTTAACTTGATTCTGAACGTCGCTAGCGATTGCGCTTTGATTTATCCAGCTGACATTACTGCCAGTAGAAGACAGTACCTGTCCTGAAGTACCAAGAGCGCCTGAAGAATCCTTCAGACCCGCTTGGACCTCTATGTTGCTTTTAAATTTCATATATTAAATTTTATTATCCAATTCTTTGTACTAGAATAACTATATTACTAGCGTTTGTTTGTGCTATCGTAGCTGTTACACTTGTAGTGGTTCTAGTTACATCACAAAATACAGTGTCACCTGTTGCGACGTCGTATGTTTGAACCATTGTGTTTATTCCAAAAGTGTGGTTAACCGTTCCGGTTAAAGACCCAGCAGTAATTTGACCAGTCACAGAAGTTGTAGCTGCGGTAATTGTTGCAGTACCATTCGAGTAACTAACACCAATACCTGCTCCAGCATTTACATTACCAATACCTATTTGTGTTAAACTAGCTATGTCGATGTTATTCTGAACAGTTGTCCAATCCGCTAAGGTTGTTGGCGAATCAATTTCCGCAATTAATACGTCACCTACTCTAACTTGCTCTGTAAAGAATGTACCGTCAACTGTAACTGTATATGTCCATCCTTTTTTGATACCTGCTATTGTAGGAGGAGAATCTAAGTTTGGGGTATTTGTTGCTGCATCATATCCTCCTTGGTATATTAATCCCCCAACTACAGCTGCATCGACATAAGCTTTTACAGCGGCACTTGTTGGTAATGTAGTATCGTTATTATTATTTTCAATTCCTTCTACTGCTGTTACAATTGCTGCTGCATTAAAATTAGCAACATCTAAAACTCCGTCTGAAACAGTTGTAGATATACTAGTTGTACCTGTACCAGTAACCTCACCCGTTAATGTTACTGTTTGATCAGGGTTTGCAGCATCTATAGTTATATTAGCAGCGCCATCATCGGTTAGGGTTATATTTGTACCAGCAACTAAAGTTACCGTATCTGTAGTAGAATCTGAGCCAACTAAAACAATAGCAACGTTACTTGCTACCTGAATAGTGTCTAAGTCATAAGTTGTGCCTGATATACCACTAACAGGTGACCAAGTATTATCACCTCTTAAATACTTTGTGTTGTCCGGTGTTCCGGTAGCACTAAGATCAGCAATTAATGTAGCAGCACCTGTTTGTGTTGTGTTAGGTGTTAGGTTTATGAATGTTCCGTCTGTGGCTGTAAATGATGTTACTCCACCACCTACTTCAGTCCACGCCCCATTTGCCCATATTTTTAATACATCTAAAGTTGTATCGTAATACACTTGACCTTCTGATCCAGTTCCAGCGGCTGTATTATTTGGTTGATTTTCAATTACCGGGTTTAATAACTGGTTCTTATTGAAATCTACATTATTTAAAAAATTTATTGCCATTGTTTATTTTGTTTTTTATTAGTTCATATATGCTTTTCCGGAAAATCCGGCTGAAAATTCTATCTGTAGATTGTTCTCATCAATATAAATAACCTCACCATACATTCCAACATTGTTATTATTAACTACACTAACTGATGGGAATTTATCTAAGTCATGTTGTATGATCCATGTTTCTGCCGCAACTGATTGTGTGTATACAAAAGTTTTATCACCAACATTTGGATCAATATCTGGATTAACAAAACCTGGATATACAGCGATGGCATAGAACTTATCTTGGAGTATACTTCCATGAGCACCAACAGATTCTAATACGATGTCTACAAAATTAGGTTGACCTGAAACTGGACTTATACTAATGAATTTATATATACCGAAATTATTTAAGTCGTCACATTGTGCGATTATAATAGCTTGATTAACTAAAGTGTTTATATAGTCTATAATAAGATTACCTGATGTAGCAAACTTACTTAATCTTAATGTTGTTATGTTGTTAAATAAAGTGTTTGTTCCTCCTCCATTTATAAAACTAATTGAACCGTTTTTTCTACCTGGAGCAATGTTGTTTTGAAAAAAGAAATTACTTTGACCAGCAATAGCAATAGCGCTTATTTCGTTGTAGAATTCAGCGATACTACCTATCTCAAAGTTTTTAGTTACATTCCTATTTTTTCCGTTTACAACCTTAGTTGATGAACCTATAACAAGATCTGTAGCTAGTATGTTCGTATTTGTTGGGTAGCTATAGATTATTGCCATATTATACTAGATTTACTTTTTTTATTTCAATTGTGAATATAGAAGAATGAATAGTCCAATTGTTTGTATTTACATCTGTACAAAATAAAGATGCTGGTTGAGATCCTTCTATTGAACTAGCTGTTATAGCAAATGACAAGAAGTCATCTTCATTTTCAACTGTTAACCAAAAACTTTCTGAATAAGCTGTAGAACCTGGTATATCTGCTACATTAATCATAGTTGGTGTATCGATAGCTGTTCCGTTAAAAAACTTACCTATATATAAATGTCCAGGTCCGTCTATATTCACGGCACTAACTTGTGTTTTAAATTTTATAAAATACAAACCTGGTTTAAATATATATCTTCCAGTTTGTTCTATATAGTATACATTAGCTGTATTAGCGTTTACATTTTGTCCTAAACGTATATAGTCAGTAGCACCTGCTGTAGCTTCTAATGAAGTAACAGTACTTGACGCAACTAATGCATCGGCAACTTGTATTGGTGTATTCTCTGCGAATAAAACTCTAACAGAATTCATTTGAAAATTCTTAGTTGTATTCCCATCTTCTTTCATTTCTGTACCTAACAGTAAATCATCTAATTCAGGTGTAGTTACTGGGTATGATATTATTCCAGACATGTATGTATAATTAATTGTTTAACAATTCCACTTGTCTAATGCAAGTTTCTTTCTAGTTGGTTCTCCGTTTGGTTTCTTCATTGCTCCTGGCATACCAGACATTCTAGCACAGAAAGACTTTCTACGCTTAGCATCTTTACTACCAGCTTTTAATTCTGATGGTTTCTTAGTTACAGCAGTCTGTAATTTAGAACCTGGGTTTTCTCTTCTATAACTTGCAACTCCTTTAGCGTTCAATCCTCCTTTGGGATCTTTACCTTCTTTACGAGTCCAGGCAGCAGTTTTTCTTAAAGGACTTTCTTTCTTAATCTTCTTTTCTTCTTTTAACATGTTTTTTGTAGGTTTGTTTCCAGAACCTCTATTAGCACGTATATTATCCCATAAACCTCTTTGAGACACACTACCATCTTTTCTTTTAATCATTTCTTTCTTTGGTGGTGTTTGCCCAGATTTATTACTCATAACACCTGATTTAGGTGCTGTGGGTTCTACTTTTTTAACTCCCATATTATCTTATTATATATTTCTTGCCACTCTCTTTTTTAGTCCCCTCGCCTTCGTTACCACGGTTTTGTTTTACACTTTCCCATCGTCCATCTTCGTGGTCCCAATCCTTACCTTTTCCTGCAGGATCTTTTCTACGCATTCTCTGTGAATGTGCTTTCTTCTTTCGTCTGTCGTCAGTTTTAGCATAGGCAAGATCTCTCTCCGCTTTGGCCTTGGCTGCTTTTGGAGAAAGTTTTTGCTTTAATAAAGGTGACTGATTTTCTAAAGATTGACTTCTTAATTGAAATGCCATAGTTAATTTTTAACGAGTAATATATACTCTCTCTAATCACACGAAAAAGTAAATATTTACATTATACCCAATCAGGTATATTACGCCCTTAAATGCAAAGTATTGTACCCTATCAGGTATAATGGTTGTTTGTTATATTATACTGATGTGTGTTTATTATAGTTAAGTGCTTTAAAAAAAAATATTAAAAAAATTTTTTGGGGGTGGTGTGAATTTGATGAGATGTAGAGAATTATTGTGTTACTACCTAATTTCTAGTTTTATTTTCGAAAAGGAAAACGCTTTTCATTTTGCCGGGTCCCCCAACTTTTTAGCTTTTAGGTTGATGACGTGAGTCATACGTGCGTGATGTCGTAATAGGATTTAGCTTTTACCTTATGCGTGTGTATAGCACTCGCACGGAGTTACTACGATCTTAATAAGATGTTATGTTCACGGACTTACAAGAATATGATGTTGATAATATATATGAAGATTAATTAAGATCTTTATAATTTAATATAATAAACTATGTCAAAATCAACAGCAGCTGCAGCAGCAGCACCACAAGTAGCATTAACTACTAAAAGATTCGTAATCAGAAAATCGCTGATTGGAACTAATACAGTAATAACATTCATGAACAATAAGAATGTTGAATGCATATACAATCATGATAAAGTATATGATCAATTAAAAGCTAAGTTTGATGCAATGCCATGCTTCGCTAAATACGGTAGTTATACTAATACTAATAATCTTCCAGCATTCGTAAGAGCTTTAAAAGAGATAGTATAATACATCGATCTAAGCATATCGTTAAACTGCTTATTATATAATCTAACTTAATACTTATAATCATGAGACATTTATCTAACACATTACAACAGATCAAACCACTAATAGTACTTGCATTATACATCGGAGTATACTTCGCATTGCAATTTATGATGTCAGTGTAACATATCATAACAACTAAATAAGGCCACTATATGTGGTCTTTTTTTAGCATTAATGTGTATAGCACTCCACGGACTTACAAGTTTTTTATTAAGATAATATATATGAAGATTAATTTTGATCTTTATAATTTAATAATTTATACTATG